TCGCCATCTGCTTATCCGCCGGTCTCTCTCTGCCGATCCAGCAGATGCCTATCGATCTAGAGTTATATCCCTCGCAGTGGGCGCCGATCACGCTCTCTGGCCGTCCGACCTCGATCGTCCCGTCGCGCCGTACGATGTAGTGATATCCGCAGTGTATGGTATGGCCATCGACGACGACACCGGAGAAGCGCTCGGAGTGCCATTTTTCGATCTCCGGCAGACCGATATCCATGATATCGGGCGAGTCTGAGCAGTGAATGATGATCAGGTTAATTTTTCTGGCCATTCGGTCTTCCCTTGATCAGCATCAGCCCGTCCCTAAGCTGGATGTATTCGGTCTCCAATTTTTTAAACCGCGCCGCCGTAGTCTCGATGTAGTCCATCAGCAGCTTAGTATTCGCCTGGTTCTCCTGTGCCGTCTTCGACACCATCGCCTGCACCTTGAGCAGCTTATCAGAGACATCGATCAGCTCCCGGGAGTGAGCCTCGAGCTTTACCCTATGCGCCTGTAGCGCGGTGTCCACAGAGAGCGCGAACTGCTTCGCCTGGGTATTTTTCAGCTGCTGAATCTGTCTGGCCTGACTCCAGTAGACGTGGATCAGCCAGCGCGCGCAGCCGACGCACGCGGTGAGAAAGGAGAAGAGAGCAACCCAGAACTGAGTGTCAGTGCTCAATAATACTCCTCGACGATAATTAAACCAGATCCACCACCACCTCCGGCCCCGCCACCCGTGCCAGCCGTGCCTCCGGATCCGCCGGCGCCCACAGCATATGAATACGAGGACGCAGGAGATGTATAGATGTGCTCCACATATCCACCTCCACCACCACCTGCAGCTCCAGGAGCAGTGTTCGGCGCACCAGATCCACCTCCGCCGCCTCCAGTATTGGCTGCGGCAGTATTTCCAACGCCGCCACCATTAAGTCCGGCGTGGCCGCCTCCGCCCAAAAGACTAGATCCACCAGCGCCACCATAGTTCTGGTTTAGAGTTGGGCTCGTATTTCCTGGAGTTGATTGTCCTGGAATTCCGGGCGCATTTAAAACGTTTCCGCCACCTGAGCTTCCACCACCACCTCCGCGATACCTCTGAGAATTATCTCCGCCTCCAGCGGTCAAAGTATCAAATGTAGTTGAGCTACCCGCAGTCCCGTCACCTGGAGATCCTGTGCCAGATCCACCACCACCTCCACCACCACCAACCATGCGGACGCGCATCCAAACGGTAGATGTATTAACTGTAAAAGTTCCACTGCCAGACGTTAATTGGGTTATGTGCGGGACTAATGCTGCACCAGCTACCCAGCTATGGGTGGTTCCATTTGTGCCCAGTACTTTTCCCGCGTTCCCGCTCTGAGTTGGCAGTAGAGCATCCACAGCGGCCGCGGCCGTCGTCTGTCCCGTACCACCGTGATTTATGGCTAGAGTTCCTGTTGCTATAGATACGTTTGGCGCGCCGGATGCCGGAGCAGCTGGCGCCCACTTCACTCCATCGTAGGTGAGAACGTCACTGATAGACGGAGTAACGGTAGTCGTATCCACGTCGGAAAGAGCATCTATCGACTTTGTTCCAAATCTGGTATCGAACCTTGCATTGGTCCAATAGAGATTGCTTGATCCCTCGGAGATATCATCGGTATCGAGCACCACGGCGCCAGAGGCTCCGTTTACAGAATGAACATCATCGGTGCCGTCAATTTTGAACCACTGACCGGAGGCATAGTAGACGAGATCGTTGATCGCAAATGTGATGGCTCCGCTACCAAGGTTCTGCGTACCAGCCACGCTGACACGATATTTGTCGCCCATATCTCCGGTGCCGTCTGCCAGCGTCGGAGTATTTGTGGAAGCATCCCAGCTACCAAGCAAGGTCTCCACGGATGATGGAAGATAAGCGACAGGTATCTTAGATGATCCATCGAGAGGAGCGACGCCACTTGCTGCACCTTTTTCCGAAGCATCGAGCTTTAGCTCGACCTCGTCCTCAAGGTCTTGGAGAGCCTGTTTTATCTTGCGGTTATCTGCGATCGTCGATCCTGTAAAAGTACCGAGATCAGTCTCCCCAGTGGATGTGCCAGTCAACGTGCGGAGGTCAGTAGCCTCAGAGAGAGCGTCGGAAGCATTCTGATCAGCCACCTGCAGCGCTGCATCCAGCTTTCCAATCGCGACCTTTCGATCATCACCATTGGCGACAAAAGCTGTGGATGAGTATGTCTTACTACTCGTATCTCCCTCACCAGCTACACCGGCCGCATCCCTGACCTCATTAATCAAGCGCTGAGCGTTGTTTATAACTGCACCTGAGTCTGGATCGGACGTGTTCTTGAGTCCTACCTTCGCAGTCGTATCGCTATCTTGCGTGCGAGAGATAAAGGCTGAGTTGAATGTCGTCTGATTTGCGTCCTGTCCATTTGATACTGCCACAGCTCACTCCTATTCGATCAGCCGGAAGAGGAGAATTCCGGTCTCGAAAAAGTCTGGTAAATTCTTGTCGTACAATTCGCGCAGCTTATAGTCCGTCCCCTGCTGTGACTCCTGCGTGCGCTCGAGAATCAGTGTGTAAAATACGTTTGGCAGATCCTCGTCGGGGATCAGCTCGACCGGATATTTTTTTGTTAGCCAATCCATCAGAGAGACGAGATCAGCGACTCCGGTCGCGTTTGTGCGAAACACATCCCAGCCCACCATCTTGTTTGTCGCGTATCTGATATGGGCCTGTAGGTATTGCTCGACTCCGAAAGTAACGACCTCGACACGCCCATCCGCAGTCTTCTTGATCGTCGACTCCACGGCCTTTTTATAGTGCTCAGGATCTATCCAGTCCTGGAGCTTAAACTGTGGGACATATTCTGAGCCGATCTTTCCCGCTCCAGTGGCGGATGTCACGGGACCGACATCAGCGCCAGAGAATCCGAGTGTCCCAAAAATACTAGATGTGGATGTCGTGCCAGTTCCAATCATGAGAGTGAATGGAGCCGCAGCAGAGATAGTCACGCGACGTGTGGAGCGATCCATGGTCACGGTATATGCCTGAGAGCCAGCATCACTCATCGCCGCAGCGACAGCCGCCAGAGCCTCGGTCGGCGTATACTTACCTCTCGTCACTTCAGCGATCAGCTCAGATCCACCTTCGTGAAAAGACAGATAGAGATTGTCCGTGGTGACGTCGACGCCGTAGTAAAATTTTGACCACGAGTGTATCATCTATCCCCTCACCAGGACGCCATCCTGTTTATCAAAAAACTCCTGCAGCACGCTCGCGATCTCCAGACCAGTCTCTCTGCGATCAAGGACATTCCCCTGGATATTGACGGCTACCTCTGTTTTTCTGTTCCGATCAGCCGGAGGCTGCTCAGTGATGGACGTCACATCTGGAGGTGGAGCGACACCACCAGGTCCAGCCGTCTGCGTGGTCGTCGCAGTCTCTGGCCCGCCACCGCCACCAGACAGGGCTTTGAGCAATGTTCCCACAGCGACGAGAGCGATACCGGCGAATAGTGCTGGGCCACCTGTCATCCCAACGATAGACGCGCGCAGAGCCTCCATCCCGAGACCAGCAGCGATCAATGTCGTACCGATCGTGATGGCCATGTCTCCGAAAATTCCAAAGATAGCTTTTAGGAATCCATCAAAGGCATTCTTACCCTTTGCCAGGTTCGACACCACGACTTGCACACCCTGTGATATCGCATTCGCCAGGCCGCTGTTCACAATCTGTCCGAGCTTTTGAGCTGTTAGTGCGAGCGAAGAGATGATCTGATCTCCGGTCGCCTTCATGTTATTTTTCATCTGCTCCTGGATCGGGACGGATTGATCGACGGCTCGCTGTACATCCGCGAGATAATTGTCGACTCCAGCAGAGATAGAGAAGTCCTCGGTGATCTGACTGAAAGACTCAGCCGTCTGATTTGCCAGACCGATCATCGCTTCTTTGTTTGATTGATAATTTGCATTTAGAGCGTCAGCGTTCTCTTTGCACACTACTCCGACTGATGCGAGAGCGCTCGCCACAGTGGAAGCCACCAGAGAGACAGCCGTACCGAGGCTGGAAAATCCGGTCAGTAGAGCATTAAAGAGAGCCTTTCCTACATTAAGCATGAGCTCGAATATCGGGAGCACATTCTGCGATAGCACTCGTCCGATAGACAGCAGCACCTCGATCGTCGGACGGAGCGCATCTCCGCTCTTTCCAAATACACCGATCTTCTCTGCTAGACCTTTGAACGACTCGGAGAGGAATTTGAATACAGCCACCAGGGCCGGGGATTGGGTGAATAGCTTCCCGATGTTCTCATACACGTCGCGAAAATTATTGCCAAGCTGAGTGAGAGCGCCACCAAAAGTATTCGCTTTCGCAGCGTCAAGGCCCTGAAACCTCTTCTCGATCTCTCCAAGGACAGCCGCAAATCTCTCGGACTTCGGCAATCCCTCTTGGATCTTGATCCCATATCTACCCAGAGCCGCAGTATTTCCGGCGGCGGCTTTAGAGACCAGATCAAATGCGCTGTTTAAGTCTACGCCGAGGCCAACTGAGAGATCGACCGAGGCCTGCGTCGCTTTCTTTAGACTATCACCAGAGAGCTTGCCAATCGAGACCAGGCTATTCGCTGCCGATATCACGGCATCATCAGACACTGTACCTACGTTTTGAAGAGAGGCAGCGAATGCAACGAAATCAGCCGATGCTTCTGCTGAGTATTTTCCAGAATTCGCCAGCGTCGCATTGAATAGCTGTAGAGCCTGATCAGCCTGTATCGCCTCGTGGATCGCTGAGCCGATAACTCCGCTGATGGCAGAGAAAGCTTTGTCAGCGATCTTCGCTACAAACTGTAGCTGGACGGCGAGGCCGGTAAATGATTTGTCGAGCCCGTCACCGACCTTTGATCCCAGCGCTCCACCCAGCTTTTCAGCCAGTTGCTCTACATTTGCCGTGACTTTCTTTATTGATCCATCATCGAGCTGGAGCTCAAATGTTATCGTTGCGTCTGAATCGGCCACCTATGATCCTCCGCGCGTGAGCAATGAGGCTAGCTGATCGATGCTGACAGGATCAGCCACAGGCTTCGATAGGTTCTCTGACATGCCATGCAATGATCTGTGGTATTTGTTCCGCCAGTCGTCCTTCGCATGTGGATACATTGATGCGACTACAGCGAGTAGCTGATTTTTGGCCTCGATAGATGGCATGATCTGCCAGCATCTCTCGAAATCTTCGCCTGCCATCGATCGCACCTCTCCCAGAGTCCATCCGTAGAAGTGAGCGAGTCTGACGATGCGCTCAAAATACGGATCGTTTACTTTTTTTTAGTCCCACACAGGTGCTCGACCAGAGACTGGAAATGATCGAGCTCCATTTTATTGGCTACATCGAAAGGGAGACCGAGCTGCTCTGCAAATTTCTTCATCACCAGAACGGGCTTCGCGCCTTCCGCTGACATCTCTGCCTGCATGGCTTCGATCTGTCCAACATCCGGCTTTCTCAGGCTCACGGTTTGACCGTAAATATTCGCCTTTACCGTGCTCCGCTCTTTAAACTCGATCTCCATCTATCCTCCAAAATCCCCAGACTAGGGGACGAACTCGGTCTGCGACCAGTCACCAAAGATGAACTGATTCACAGCCTCGGGCTTAGAATCATCCCGGTAAACTTTGAACGTCAAGCCTAGAGTCTTAGGATTCTCCCCGCTGATCGTCAGCGTGTCAGGCAGCGCATAGGCCTTCCAAAAGCACATGTCTTTCGTCTTTGCGACACCAAGAGAGACCGGGTGCAGAACCAATCGGCGGGCTTTAACAATGGTATTCGCTCCGAGAGATTCCGTACCCCATCCCATAACTTCTGTGCCACCGCTCGGCGTATAGGTTGCGCCTGCAGTTCCGAGCATGAGCTCTTTTACTTTCGCCAGATCAGAAATCTCCTTCATTGTGAGCGAGATCTCATTGATCAAGCCTTGGCGAAGAGAGGCCAGGATCGTGGTGCCCGTCTGGTGAGCCGTGATGTCGTTCACAGACTCTTCAAAAGTGACCTCGATGTCTCCGTCCAGGTAGCCTAAATCGAGAGATCCTCCGTCCTGCACTTGAGTGAAGGTAAAGCCTGTCGGTGCCGCGCCCTCCACCATACTCTTCACCTGGCCTACGGCCGCATTTGTGATCAGGACATCGTCGCCGCTCGCATCTGCAAGCCATGCGGTCTCGGCATCTACCGCAGCAGCGAGAGCAGTAGCCACAGCAGCGGCTGTCGCGTTGGCAGCGATGGCTACTTCGATATCTCCGGCATCGCCACCAGGAGCTGGATCGACACCAGCAGCAGCGACGTTGAACCAAGCATATTTCCAGGTCCCATCCGGCATGTAGAGCTTAAACCATTTGTTATTCAGAGAAGATGCGACGTCGGCAACACAAGTCACCTTCCACTTTTCCTCAATTTCCCATGTGACGTTGCACGGTTCTAATTTGATATTCGCTACGTTATTGGCCATGTGAGAATCCTCCTGTTATTCGTTAACGGCTACTACGATTCCCACCGTGTAGCTCGAAGTCACTACCACTGCATTGTCATTCGAGGCGTCCAAAGGATCAAGAGCCACCTCGTTTAAGACCACATTCAACATGCCTGTCGTATCGGTTCGACCGGCATTCTCCTCCACTTTGACCAGCTGCTTCAGGATCTCCTCCGACTCCTCGATGGCCAGATCTACGGCCTCCTGCGGAGTGCGATATCCCATGTAGTAGGTGCGTAGTACCACCCGCATCTCCGTGCGCTGGTCCAGGTGGTTCTGTCCGAGTCCTGCGATAGGGCCGAGGCCCATATGGAATGATTTGTCGATCACCGTGGCCGGTATATTGTCGGTGGCGAAAGCATCTGGATGCTCGGTATATCCGCGGTCCGTGAGCACCTTATTGAAATATGGCCTGACGACTGACCAGCTCATCTGCGGATTAACCTCGCAGACGAGAGATTCACGCCCTCGCCGGTGTCGACCACAGAGTCACCGTTGAGGTCCAGGCCGATGATCTGACGCCCAGACACGGTATTGAATTTTGACCTATACTCCCCGGCTTTTTGAGAGAACACGTCGCCTACCTGATTTGAAATGCCAGAGAAGATCAGGTGAAGGGCCAGATATTTGGCCATCTCGCGCACCTGCGAATGATCAACTACGTTCTCTTTCGCTATCGGCTGACTGGCTGTCGTCCGGTATCCTTTGCGATTGAGCAGGTCCAGGATCTGGCGCTGCACCTCTCTGTGGACGCTTTTGAAAGAATTCCGTCCGGGCTTCATCCACCCGAGAATATTGGGCTCCTCTTCTACCAGATCAGCATCGGAAGAGAAGAGAGCGTCCTCGGCCTCAGTCACGACCTCCAGCTCAAATGTTTTGATCGTCTCGTCCGGCGATCCTTCATTCACTCTTACGCTTGGAGTCTTCGTCCCATCTGAGTCGTATTGCCAGTCCGTGTACCAATCCGCAGGCTTTATATTCGCGCCTGAGACGAGGATCCAATCTCCTCCGGCATCTGGCTGTATCTCCACTTTTGTGATCGTCACGCCCTTCGAGGCATAGGACTTCGCCGCCGACAGCCTCGTGCGGTCGTCGACCTGAACGATGGACTCACATTCGAGAGTTGGAAAAATCATAGACTGTCCTCCACATGGCTCATAGAGCGAGATCCTCCCCAGTTCCATAGTTCTAGGGCGCGAGTCTTTCCTCCCAGTGAGGCCTCGCAGTGATTCTTCTCCCTGGCCAGGAGATAGGCAAGAAAATCGACGACGAACACGGAGATCCGAATAGCTATCGACGGTGACCGACCGTGCTTCCGCGCGTCCACCTTCGCTCGTCCTAGCCGCTGAGAGATCGTGTCGTCAGGATGTCCACCCATCAGAGTGGATGCGAACTGGTCAAAAGCCATGGCCATATTCAAAAAATACTGTCCAATGAATTTCACAGAGTCCCTCCCAGTCTCCACAGCGCATCTACTTGTGAGCTATCCCAACCTAATAGAGCAGCCACCGAGGCGACGAGAGGGTCTCTTCGTTCAAAAGAAATTGCATATTCCCACGCCACCATGGCCATCGATCTCGTTGGCTCTGGCAGAGTGTTTAGAGCAGAATCGATGTCGGTCAGCATGACTCCAGAAAGGATAAGAGCGATTCGCATCTGACGTGGGCTCAGAGCAGGGAGATATTCGTACATATCTCCGTTATTGAAAATCCATCCAACCTGTGGCTCTGGACTTATGTCGTCGATGCAGATGATCTGCTGAAATGCAGAGATCTGAGCCATGGCGTCTGACTCATCCATGTCTTCGATCTTCTTTATCTGATTATCATTGATGAACGCGAACCTCATTCGTCCACCTTGGCAAGATGCAGGTACTCAACATCGCGCCGTAAGATCATGAGGCTGTCGTAACATCCAATGTGATTAAACCAAGCCTTGGCTCTGAATATCTGCCGTCGGCGACGGAGAATACAATCCACCGCGTACGTCTCACGTCCGCTGAGTTCATTCGCAGCCAGTGTGGACTGCGGGACGTATCCAGAATGAATTCCTCCAGAATCTGACGTACTGACGGAGCCGATGAGACTCTCCGTCCAGTCTACATCGCTCACTCTGTATATGTGCATGCTGCTGACGATAGACTGCAATGGACGCCCACTCACCGTGAGATTTGCCTTTATCTGAATCCCGTTCATCAGATGTCCGTTGAATTTCGCGTGCAAAATAGGAATCGGACGATAGGACTCTATATGTTGCCACGTTCTCTCTAGCGTGATGTTGTCCTGTCCGCAGAATGAGAGAACCTGCCTAGGCTTTGGAGCCAGGTTGACGATATAGTCACAAGCTTTTAGGTGCCTAATACGTCTCATCTATCCTTCGCCGTGTACAAGTCCAATCGTGCTCGCGCGCTCCACATCATCGACAGGGATCTCGATCTCCATTAGATAGTGATTCAGGTCGTAGAGAAGAGAGGCGTCCACAGGGCTGATTTTAAAGTATCCATTAACATCAGGCGCCACCGATGCTGACGACATGCCAGAGATCAGCGCGCCCGCCTTATCCCTGATTCTGTATGCGGCGTTGGCCAGTCCTGAGTCTACGCGCTCACCATTTTTGTTGATCCAAAACGTGGCCTCAAACTGATTTGCTGCATTGATGTTGGCCACGGCACATATCTGGAAGTGTGGATCTGTCTCCACGGTGCCAACGATAAATGTGCCCATATATGCGTCTGACTCAGTGAAGAAATCTGCCATGCTCTACGCCTCTCTCATGGAAGGTCTGACGTCGACTCCAGGAGGTGTTGCGAATTCATATTTCACAAGCGTACCTACTGTGTTCGGTATCGTTCCGAGAGGACTATAGGTCAGCCCTGCGTCGGTGGAATATTCGAAGCGCGCCGCATTTGCCGACGTCGTATGGCTTAAGATCTGAACATTGGTCAAATCAGTGGCGATAAAATTGAGGTCAGGTACAGCAGACGCATAGGCTTTCTTAAGCCTAAAGATAGCCTTTGATGGATTTCCGTTGTCAGACCTATCTACGCTCAATTCCCAGTGCTCAGAGCTGTCAGTCTTCTTATCGTACCCTAAGAAGAAATCGCAGAGCTGGGCTGGTATCGATGTGTCGAGACCGAGCGTTGCGAACATCACTTTAAATTGGATCTGCTCGCCGGAGGCATACGCATCCAGAAGCTCAGCGAACGGAATGGACGTCCATCCAGCGTATGTATCGGGAACGTCGTCAAAATCTGTGGTGCGATAATATACCTCAAGAGATCCTGTGTAGTCGTACAGAGCGTCCACTGTCGTTATGAATTTTAAGACTGACGCCGGGGAATCCATCACTTTTGTGACAAGATATGAATAGTCGAAAAAAGAGTCAGACTGTAGATCTGATAAAATAACTCCACGCTGACCGGCTGCTAAATTGACTATGCCTATCCATCCATTCTCTAAGTCCATTGCAGTGACCGGAACGGTTGGCTGAAGCTCAATCGCTTCGTAGCTAAAGCCCTCTAGAATCTTGTTGGACTGTCCACCGAATACTCGGTCGAACTCATTATTAAATACTCTCTTCATGATAAACACGTTACCAGTCGACACCACTGCGCGATCGAGAGCATTTGACCATGCAGCATTCGTCGCCACTGGAGTCACGATAAGGCCGGGAGCGCCAAGTAAATTCGCTGTGACCAGGCTTGGCCAGGTCGTTGTCCCTGCCGTCAGCTCAGATAGCTGACCTAAATAAATTGCTGAGTTGGTACAGAAAAACGCGCACCTCTGTCCAGCGTTGGAAGTATGCTGTGGGAGCGCGAAATCCTCTGAGTCGGTTAGGAGAAGTGTCCCGGTTAGAGCTGGAAGGTTCCCCGTCTTATGAAGAAATAGAGAGTGGCTGGTTCCGAACGCTCGCCCAACCGTGCCTGACGTGATGTCGGTAGTAAAATTGATTGCGGATCCACCTGTAGTGACGGCGACCTGAAAGCTGACTCCGGCCACAGCGTTAACCACAAAGTATGTATTCAAAGCTGTGAGCCCAGCTCCACCATTAAGCGCTGAAAATGTGATCGGATCTCCGTTCACATATGGATGGCCCGCGCACGAGATTATGTCTGTCGCCTGAGATCCAGTCACAGAGAACGATGTCCATGTCGGAGCGGTCGACGTATTAAAGACAAAATATTGGTGTGTAGCTGCGACGCCGTTATGCACGTAAAGACGATTGTTTGCCTTATCCAGCACGGCTCCGGCACTGGCTGTGTTCAAATTTCCTGCTCCCGTGAACGCAGGATCTTCTAGCTTATATACAGCTTTTTGGTCATTCCCAGTGGCAAACGGGATCGTCGGGAACCCTACTGGTGTAAAGTCAGCCAGGGCAATGTTGTTAATTAGAAGCGGTCCACCGTTGATCAGTACAGATCCGGTGGTGACAAGGAATATCTTCCATCCTGTGGTGCCAGTGTCGATCGCCTTCACAGCGCGATAGGCCGTGGTGGTCGCAGCAACGTCAGGCATCGTGACGGCGATTTTTCCAACATAGGATGTGGCTCCGGTGGAGAAATTTATTGTATAAAGTGCCAGCTGAGATGTGCCAGCCTCTGATGAGAAGATGAATATACGTCCGTTGTCAGTCATCACCATATTGCTCGCGAGCATAGTGAATCCAGTATCGGACTGGACGTCTGCGAATTTATTTAATGGAGGTCCAAGGGCCGTCTTGCCATCGACTGTTTTTGAGAAGCATCGACCATAGATGGTCGTCTTTGTTTTGTCATACGAGCTCACAACATCATCTAGAAGATCAGCGCCTACAACTCTCATCGAGAAACTCCTATGCTAGATCGAAATTATATCCGGTCTTGATAAATCTAAGTCCATGTTGTTCGTACTGATAAGTCAGTGTCAAAGTCTGAGTGTCGAGAATTCCGCCCGTGTATTCGACCTTATCTATTCTCTGATTCATCGTTCCCACATCTGAATACGACACAGATTTTGTTACATTCGAATCAGGATATGTGGAGCTGGAGTAGATGATTTGGTCTATTCGCTCCGTCCGCAATCCTTGGTCAAAATAGCTAATCTCAGCGACTCTATCGAATGATGCGAGGCTTGATAAAATGAGTGTGAGTCGATTTGAAAATTCAATCGGAAAGACATAGCTAGATCCGTCTGATACGCGGTCAATATCGAGCGTGCCTGTGAATGGATTAAACTTCCACGCCATCAGGTCCTCACCACGTTATCGATTAGTTCTTTGGTAGAATCGACAAAGGTTATAGTTAGTGTGCGCACAATAGTGCCACCTGATCCGCCGCTCTTAAAAGTCCAGACCTCGGTGATGGCATCAGGATAAGCGGCTTGAACAAAGTCGTACTCGACTCCACCCATGAGGCCGCCGCCTACGCTAAATACTCCGGCAACTCTACGGTAGACCTTCCCATCGGACGTATCTTTGAACATATTCTCATGATCAGCCTGGAGGCGATCGCCGACTGCTTGTTCAGCCATTGCTCTTTCCTCCATCGGGAGCGGACATCTTCTCGACGTCCTGATCAGTCACAGGCGCGTAGTACCACGCGTACCATTTGCCGTTTACGAACTGCACGCCGAAGTATTTGTGAAATGCACCGGCTCTAGCGTTGGCTAGAAGCATAGCCCGCCGGAGCCCTTGCGGACTCCCTGCGGATACAAACTGAGGAATAAAACGACTATCCACCACTGAGGTGACGTCGCTTAGTTGTTATCTTTGACGACCAGAGCGGACAGGCCAGCAGCCACGCCATGCTCAGCGATATGCAGACCGCCGACTCCGAAGAGCTGGTCCATCGCTACGCGCTGGGCGGACGTGCCGTACTCGTTCGCAGGCTGCGAAGACATATTCGGAGCGCGCTGGAACGCGATACCGAGGCCAGACTTCTCCCAAAGGAAGAACTGAGCGTCTGCGAGACCGTTGTGTACGATCACGGGGATGCCGTAAACGCGACCGATCACGCCATTCGGAACGACGGCAGATCCATAGATGTCGGCGCGGGTGAACTCATCCACCTTAAGCATCGCAGTTTCTTGTGCGGGCGAGATGGCAAAGAGGCACATACCGAGATCGCCATCGCGCTTAAGGATCGCTTCGCGCATTTCGAGGACGATGTTACGGCTAATGTTACCGGCCGTGGTCGTGGCCACAGCGACAGCCTCTGCCTTTGTGATGATCGCCGTGTCGACATATCGGCCATGAGCCGAGGCCGCGCGACGGGCATTCTCGATCTGAGCATCGATCATCGTCTGGACCTCGTCCATGCTGTCGACGATCCATGCCACATAGGCGTTCTGATCCAGGTCGATGGTGTCTACGGACGACGTCAGCGTGGTGGCATCGCCAGCGGCGCCTGATGCGCGGTCCACGACTGTGAAGCTCGTCAGCTTCGGAACCTTCACAGACTTAGCTCCCTTGCCCGCATATACGGACAGGTCCGTGACGAACGGCACAAGCTTGGCCGCGAATTTTAATTCCTTCTGCACGATCGCAGCGATCACGTCCTGCTTGGTTGCACTGAGTTCTGTATTGCCGGTAATAGCGTCAGCCATTTTTTCTCCCTAAATAGATTTGGCCAGCGCGATCAACTCATCCATGCTTTTTGTGGAGAGATCCCTCGTCGCCGGTTTGGTTTGTTTTGTCGTTCCAGGAACCCCGTCTCTCACGCCAGGAGTCGGTCGACCATACAGATATGGATATTTCTGTCTGGCCTTTTCGAGCACTGCTTTGAGAGATTCTGGAGTCACCGAGTAGTCCTCCTTCGACACATCCAGTTCATTGATCAAGCGATCGGCTGTTGCCAGCTTGATCAGATCCGTGACATTTGCACAACCCTCAGATGCGGCGGACGCTGCGAGCTGGTTAGAGACCTTGTCGTAGGCTAACTGAGCCTCACGCTTTTTCGTTGCCTCTTCCATCTCGACGAGCTTTTTCTGCGTGGCCTCGTACATCTCTTTGTACTTACCCTGCTCCTGCATCTGCGCGCTCCGCATGTTCTCTATCTCTTTTTGGAGCTTCTGATTTTCCTCAGAGAGCGTTGCCGCTTTCTTTCGGAACTTCTTATTCTCCGCCGAGACGTCGACCAGCTTTCGCGTCAGATCCTTTGGATCATGCTCGACTCGGACTTCTTGATCTGGATTCCCATCACTGACTGACTCGTCAGAAGATGCGCGTCCTGACTCGGACGATGTGTCACCTGCCATTATAGACCTCCTCTATGATCGGATCAATACTACCTGCGCTTAAGCTTTCGTCTGATGTCCGCGATTGCCATCCGCCTCAGACGGTCTCGACCGACTCGGTCCAGACCGAGGAATGGACGACCATCTTTCGCAACCTTTACGGCCACTTCTGCGTTCGTCAGCTCGCTATCTGTGCGTGGTGTATCATCCACGAACACTGTAGCCCGTCCAGAGATTCCGTCAACCGTCGTTTTAAGAGCATTGAGCATCTGACCAGTGAAGGTGAGGTTCGAGCGCGCTGCCGAGAAAAACTCACCGAGCTTTGGTAGATCTTTTGTCTTCGCTCCACGCTTAAGTCCTTTTGCAGACTTACCTTTTCCTAATCTCTGTAGACGTCGGCGATACTCGATGTACTTTGGGGATAGAGGTTTTAGTTTCTCAGGATCGCCTTCCGGTCTCCGGCCGGACAGAGAATATCCGCGCTTGGTGTACTGATAGATTCTCAATTTGAGGAATCCCGCCATCTCGCGGAGGAGCCTGGTATCTTTCAATGCTTTGCGTAACGTGACCTCGACCTTATCCAGCTTCGACCGGATATCGACCTTAGCCACTCTCTAACTCCGAGTTTAATTGATCGATCAGGTCTGTGACGACCTGGTCCAGCTGATCCCTGGTGCTGGCTTTCTCAATAGCGTCCACCTGTCGGGCCTGAGTCTCGAACTCGCTGGCTATCTTCTCCAGCTCAGATTTTGGCAGGCCGAGGAAGTCTCGCTTCTTAACCCTACCCTCTAGCACCGGATGTCCCTGCATGCCTGAGATATGGCCGTAGGCTTTGGTGTTTTGTTCCGAGTCGTCGTATCCGATGGTCAGCGTCCTGGCCGTCTGATCCACGATCGTGAGACTGCCTAGCATATCTCCGGTCTGAGTGAGGTTGACCTCTTTCTGTCCACCCTTGGTTACTTTGAACGCCAGAGAGGATCGATAGCTGGGAGAGTATGATCCCATCGATCTGCCATTCTTATCTATACCGGACTGCGTACGCTCGACGATGCGATCGATCACAGCCTGCCCGATGGCCTCTCTCGTAGAGCGAGAGACGTCGAGTCGCTCGCCGAAGAGATCGTCCAGATTAATTTTGAATTTGACCTGCGGTATCCGCGCCATCTACGTCACCGGAGTCCATAGTCGGAGTCGGCGAATTCTCTTGATCGATCTCAAGCAAAAGCTTTTCCGCCGCATCATCATTGATCCCCTCTATCGCCATGATCGCACGCTTTCGCGTCGTCAGACCATTCTCGAGCTTTTTGATCTCCGAGTCCTCAACCTCTGACTTGGACTGCGTCGCCTGTGGCCGGGCGAAACAAGCCTCTACCTTTACATCGGAAGGTATCACGGCCTGATTTAGGTCTGGCTTCAGCGGCTCGATTCCGGCCTGTATCGTTGCACCCTGAAGTAGGTTTGACCAGGCGACGAAGAGATCGAGGATCTCCTGCTCTTTAACCCGATAGAGCTCCATATCATCCTGTGATGCCTCGAATTGCTCGATCATTGCGAGCAGGCGTTCGAAGCCAGAGGCGTATCTCTGTCCCTCTCCCTTTCCAGTCACGGTTTTTGGATCAATCCCTTGGCTGGTGAGAAATAGCGAGAGGTACGTCTCGAGCAAAGAGAGTGCAGCCTCGAGATCCGGTGACGGGTTGGCCCACTCGAAGCGCGCCTGCTGCTCTTTGTCCGAGTCGAGCTTGATATGCAGGATGCGATTCGGTCCGACGCTCACATCCTTTGGTGGCTCCTCCGAGTACACAATCGCCTGAGAATATCCCTGACGTTTGTTCACCTCGGCGGTGTCCGATAGGAGTACAGAAAAGTCGAGAGCAAAATCGATGATGTCGTTGCCCTGACGAACCCAGAATTCGAACTCTTTCTCGCAGGCGATGTCGACAAAGGGGAGGCGCTGGATCGGATTCGCAATGAGGGCGAGATCAGCCTCGGTCCGGATCATAACCTGCTGCCCGTACTGATCGATAATATTCCCTCGACTATCGGTGACGAAGTTCCATTCCGGAGTCCACCAGATGTATTTCTGTCCCTCGAGTGCTTTGAAGTCGTCGGAGTCGGCGATCACTGTATTGATCCCATCGGATACGTTCTGCGGGAGGTATGGGGAGGCGGTGGTCTGAGCATCAGCCTGCTGATGATAGAGGAGCGATCTATCATAGACGCTGATGATGTATCCGTAGGCTTTTTCAGGATCTCCGTCCATCGGGATCACGTCGTAGTGGTGAGGCAGAAGCACTCGAGGCTGAAGGACTCCATCTCGCGGGATGATCTGCACACACCCTTGCTGCTCGAGCTTATAGTATTTGTTTGATTTCTTCAAGTGCATGTCGAGGCCAGAAGACTCGTAGATCGCTTCGAGTTGCTTTGTCTCGTTCTCCGAGAGTGGAGTTTTATTCGGACGCTCGAAGGTCCTACTAGGCTTGCTCTTATAAAGCGATGCGCTCTTATCGATGATCCTCCGCCCAAGGTTGATCGACGAGATCACTCGCATGTCGTTGACTGTATTGACCGAGTATTCGCTCACGAGTTTTTCTTTAACGTATGTGGCCTGTCGCTTTGAGTAGATATCGAATCGTTTTAGAGACTCATTCTTCCGTCTCTGATTCTCAGATCCGTTGATCTCTTCTAGGATTCGCTTTCTCTCAACGGCCATTAGTACGTTCGGCATCATCATCTCCTGTATGTGGTGAAGGCTGGTCCACGATCCAGATCCGACAGCGTCCGCACGATCCCATACCCTAGAGCCGTCGTGACGTGCTGATAGTCCTTCGAGTCGTCCTCGATATATTCCGCACCCTCTTTGAGTTTGGTCAACATCAGTCCCTCATGCACCTTCTCCGCTCCATCATACACCAGCAGTCTGCGCTCACCTTTAGCGTTCCGCAACTGCGCGTTAACTTTGTTATGCCTCTCCCGGACTTTTGGATTCGACAGAGGAACCGCCATTCGCCATTTGATCGGCGTCCCGTTTGACCTTTTGGCGTTCGATAACCAGTTCCTTATGATCTCGTAGTCGTTATGCCTACTGCGGGTGTCCCTGTGCTTGCCCGTCGCGTCACCATTGATCACATATGTGGTGTCTGTATCCAGGAGGCCTCGGCCCATGCACTCCTCGAGCATATCCTCGGTCCTGAGTCCCTCGACGACGACATCGGCATAGACGTGGAAGCGTCGGTCTTTGTCGTATTGAAAAAAGCAGGTGGAGAGAGGCTTGCCGTCGCCGATGTTAAAATCCCAGCACCAGTGGATCTCGT